TTGGCAGTCCACGGTGAGGATCCGCAATGGGCAGGCTGATGTTTGTCCTGACGGCACCAAGCGCCCCTGCGCATCCACACCGGCTTCGCCATCCCACGACTCACCTTTGAGGTAGCCGCCCGGCACGATGTCGAGCTTGTAGTCCTCGAGGTATTCCCGCCATGCGAGGGCAAGACGCTTTTGATAGAACTGCTGGATGAGGCTCACATCACCCCGTCTGGCTGCAGCTTTGGCCCTGAGATAAAGTTCGGCCAAGCGGCCCCAGCTCATGGCGCATAGGGCATTCCAATGAAACCCGGCATTTTCTTTCGGGGCGTTTGGGTTTGTCGCCGCATACTTCCCGCTGAGGTTGAGTTCACGACGCGTCCTGTCGCTATCCTCGAAGTAGTGGTTGCACGACTCGCATCGCATCGATGTGGTTTCGCGCACTTTTTGAAAATCCCACTCGCCCGATTCGTCGCGTGCGTCCTTGCTCCATTCGACCTGCTCCCATTTGAAGGGCTGGCGCTGGTGGCATTGCGGGCAGGCGAATGTCCACACCCGCATGTCGGTGGTTTCGTGTTTGCGGTGGGTGTCGTCGTCATCCTCGCCGCCCTGGCTCATGAACAGGCACTTGCCCAGCCATCCGAATGCTGTGACACGGGCTTCGGCTTCCGCCATGTGGCCTTGAGGAATCCGCCATGTTTCATCCATAATGAGCCAACGAATCGAACGACGCTGGAGGTTGGTTTTGTTGTGAGCCCCGAGCACCCACAGCGTCATGCCATTGGCGAAGTGGATCGTGGAAAGTCGCTTCTTGTGGCGGTTGGCCGGGTAGAGCTCCTTCACGGGCCCGCATTCGTCGAAGAGCTTCTGGAGGCGGCTTTCGCTCTGGTCCTTCGCGTCGTCGTCGGTCTGGTCGAGCCAGAGCGTGGGGCCTGGATGGTTGGCGATGATGTGTGCGAGGCCAAGTTCACCAACGCTGGTCTTGCCGCTTTGGATCGCGGCGATGATGCTCACGATGCGGATCTTCGGATCGACCAAAGCTTCCATCGGCTCGCGCATCCACGGCGAGTTGGCCGAGCGAAACCGGCCTGGGATCGGAGAGTAGGGGATCGAAGTGATATGTTCCTCGCACCATGCCCACGGGGGACGACGGTCTGGGGGTTGCCATGCATTGCGCCAGATGCGGGTGAGTTTTTCGGGAGCCCTCATAAAAGGAGGCGAAGTTGAGGGTCGGTGATTTTACTGCCCTTGCGGAGATTGGCCTTCGCCCACAATGGGCGGAGGTTGGTGAAGTGGAAGCACTGGCGGACATGGTCCTCTCTGGTAAGGTCAAAGGCGCTGCATGGCATAATGTGATCAATGTGCCATTTCCGACCGTAGTTCTCCATTGTCATGCCCGGCTTGAACATGGCCGAGATGTATCTGGCGAATTCCTCAAAGCTGCAGCCGAGTAGCCCCTCAGAACGGTCCGGTTTGGATATTCCCTTGAGAAGTTTTCCGATCTTCCGTCGCACGTTGCCAGCCACGCGGTTGTGTGGATTCAGGTATCTGCGTCGGTTGCTCTCGCGTTTACGCTCTCGGATCCGTTCCCGATTATTGCGATGCCAGCGGCTATTCTGTGCTGAAATCTCCTTTTTGTTGCGACTCCTGTAGTCGTTGATGGCGTCGATCTTGCGGAAGAAGTATTCCCTCTTCTGCTTGAGGATGCGTTCCTTGTTTTGCTCGTAGTATGCCTTCTTGGCGGCCTTTCTCTTTTCGTCGTATGATTCCCGCCTCTGCGCGTTGAGTTTCGATCGATGATCTTTCTGGTATGCCCGGCTGTATTCGTTAAGGCGCTCCTTGTTAGCCAGATAGTAACGCCGGTTCTTTTTGCGTATGCGTTCAGCCGCTGTTTTCCCCGTGGTTTCCACACCCGCTGGGGCGCGTCAACCTGCCTCAGACTCGCCCTCATGCAGGATCGTCAACACCTCGTCGATGGCGCGGCGGGCTTCCTCCTGAATGCCGGTGGCGTCCAGACCCGAGAGGATCGGCGGCAATTCCTGTTCGAACTTCTTCCGGAGCATCGACGTTGCCTGCGCCACGAACTCGGTCCATGACTGCCTGACTTCCTCGACGGCCACAAAATCACCTCGCCGGATGCCGAGCCGCAGTTCCCGTTCCTCGACCTCAGCCAACAACTTGCGCGCCTTGAGCGATGATTCGATGTCACCAGGCTGTTCAATCTCGCCGCCCTTGAGATCGTTTCGTCGCATGAACTCGCGCCACGCGGCCACGTCGTGCAGTCCATTGGCTGCGGGCTTCGGTGCGTCCTTGCGCTTCTTCCACGTGTTGAGCGACTGGCGGGTGATTCCGAGGATCGCAGCCAGTTCGACGTAGCTCGGTGCGGTGGTGGGGGCGGCACCCGTTCCGGTGGCCAGAGTATGCAGCATCGCCCGTTCGGCACGGGTCAGCTTGCCGCCCTTTTGGACGCGCCCCACCAGGTTGGCGAAGTCGCGGGAAAGCAGCTTTTTGGCAATGTCAGGTGATACGGCTTCCATCCGCAGATTGCGAATACGTCAACCGAGCATCATTTGCGCCCGCGCTTGGGTCTGATGATCTCCAGCAGCGCAAGAAGCCCAAAGCCCTGCGGCATCGCTCGCTCCTGCTCCCAGTTCTGGAGACTCGGCTTCGGAACTTTCAACACTTCGGCGGCGTCGCGCTGGCTGTAACCGTTGCGTTCCCTCCATTTGCGGAGCAGTTGGGCGAAGGTGGCGTGATCCATACGGCTATCCGCAGACTACGGATGAATGGTGGGGCGCTGTCAAGGTTGACGATGGGGTAGGGGCATGAGCATCCCCGTGCATTGCGCCCACACCGCCCTCGTTGATCCGAACAAGCTGAAACCCAACCCGGTCAACCCGAACCGCCACAGCGCCCACCAGATCCAGCTACTCGCCTCGATCATCCAAGAGCAGGGCTGGCGCAACCCTGTCACCGTCTCGAAACGCTCCGGTCTGATCGTTCGGGGCCATGGGCGGTTGGAGGCAGCTCTTCTCATTGGTTGCGAAACGATCCCGGTGGACGAACAGGACTATGCGAGCGAAGCGGAGGAACTCGCCGACCTGCTGGCCGACAACCGCCTCTCGGAACTCGCCGAACTCGACGAGGACGACCTGCGGCGTGTGCTGAAATCCATCGCGGACGCCGATCCCGATTTCGACATCGAACTCACCGGCTTCATGGAGGACGAAATCCGCAAACTGATGGACGAGGCCGGAAATCCCGAGGACGAGCTTGAAACGATTCCCCGGATGGAATGCCAGGCATTCGAGACCCACGACTACCTCGTGTTCATGTTCCACGACCTGCGGGACTGGATGCAGGTTCTTCAACTCATTGGGGTACGCGAGGTTGACTACTCGATCAACCGCAGAACCAAAAAAATCGGCATTGGCCGTGTGCTCCATGGAAAACGACTCATCGAACTCTGCCGCCGCGCCAGCATGGCCGGAATTCCGCCCCTTGAAACTCCGGCTGGTGATCCTGTCCCGGAGCCGAAGCCGCTCGATCACGAGCCACAAGCTGTTCCCGACGGCGACGCTTCTCGTTCCCGCAAGCGAGGCTGAGCATTACCGCCACACCGGGCTGGAAATCGAGACCATCCCCGACGAAATCGCCGGCATCAGCGCCGTGCGAAACTGGGTGCTCAATCATTTCACCGATGACGCCATCGTCATGCTCGACGACGACATTTCCGCGTGCGTCTGCATGGTGAGCCTACGTTGCCGAAAACTCTCTGTCGCCGAAACCATCGCCATGCTCGAAAACTCGGCGTGGTGTGCGCGTGGGGCGGGTGCGCGATTGTTCGGCTGGCACCAGCGGAGCGATCCGCGGCTATTGCAACGCAACGATCCGTTCGGCGTGAACCACTGGGTCGGCGGGGCGGTCGGCGTGGTGCGCGACGAGAAGGGCGGTGTGCCGAAGTGGGACGAACTCCTCAAATGCAAGTGCGACATCGACGCCACCTTGCAAGAACTCATGGACAACCGGCTGGTCTGGAATGAAGCGCGTTTCTGCTTTGTCCAAGAGCGTGACAAGAACCTCGGCGGTAACAGCCTGTTCCGGAGCGAGGAACGCATCGCCACCGAGAAGCGATACCTCAAGCGCAAGTGGAAGGCCCACATCCGCCTCGAAACCTACAAGAGCCAGGATCGTGTGGCGATGGATGCTCCACGTCGGCAATCGGTGAAGCTGTAATAAATGGCGTCCAATACTGCTTCCAACAGTGCGCAAACTGCGGATACTAGGAGACGATGAGTTATCACTTAC